GCAATAAACTCCTCAAATTTTTCGTTTAACATATCTGACATTTTGGTTTCCCCTGTACAGTTATTACATTTATTCTACAGTTATTTATTAAAATCATAAATTAAACAAGAAGTCCTCAAAGACTTTGAGGGACCTCTCTTCAATATTTTTCCGCGTTGACTCGGAAATATATCTTTTATATTTAGCAACTTTTGATTCCTTGAGGATACCATTATCCCAGACCCACTCTTTGCCTTCCATGATTCCATTGACGAAAGCGTCAGGTGCGGAAGGGTCTGCTACAATATCAGCAGCAGTGGCGAGCATGAAATCATCACGGACATAGTTAGCACCATTTCTTTCTTCGATGGAGCCCATGCCTCTAGAAGAGACACCTAGTTTAACTCCAGATTCCAAAAGAGACTTGGCGATGTTGCCCATTGGAGTAGAAAGAATTTGTGCCTTACCTCTGAAGTTGCTACCTTCTGCCTGTAGAGAAACAATCTTATGCGAAACTCTATCGAGGTTTACAGTAGGACCATCGGGGTGACCTAACTCACCGAGAGCACGACCAGTAACAACGTAACTCTCGTTATAACGACTTACTTCTTTCTCTAGTACGGAGAAAGGATAAACTCTGCCGTTGCGATTCTTAATATCACCTTGAAGAAATACACCTTCAATGTAGAGATTCTTACTGCCGTTAGATTCTTCTACAATGAGTTCGATATCCTCAATACTCTCGGTAATTAGTTTCATTCTTCTGTACCTTCTTCTGAAGTTTCTGTTTCTACCTGCTCTTCTTCATTCTCTTCCGCAGATGCGAAATAAGATTTTGCTAGGACTTCTTTATAACCTTTCATTGCTTCTGCTGCTTTTGCATACAGATGGTCGTTGATTTTGTCCATCGCATCGATTTTGTTATTAGCAGCGATCGCATTAATAATGTCAATAGTTTCCATTTAACTTAAGCATGTTTAATAATTATTTATCGGAATCGTTTCCTCCAGAGGCTTTCGCTGGTTTTGGTGCTGCTGGAGGAGGTGGAGGAGTCGCCGCAATTTCTAATGCTTTCGCATTCATTTCGTTGGTGTGGACAGGATCTGGGACGATACCATTCTTGATATCTGCTGCCATTTGAATATCCATTTCCTCAAATACAACATCGCTTTGCTTGAGGACTTCCTTCCTTACATACTCCGTGGAGTAATACTTTCCAACAAATGGGTCTAACTTCATTAGAATGTCTAGACGCACATTTAAAATTTCTGCGTCGCGTAACTCAGAGAAGTGATTGTCGAAGAGGAAGTCATACTGGATGTTTTCTTCCATCTCTTCCCAATCTTCTGGGGTAAGCACACCCTTCAGAATTAATTGGGTCTTTAGCATATCGTGGAAGATATACGCAAACTTCTTACGAAGTCTTCCAACAAATTTTGTAAACTTTAATTCGTCACGCAATACTTCTGTGGTCTTACCAAGGTTGAATCCTTTGTTATCATCGGTGAGACGTGAAGGTGGTAAGTTAAGTGAGTTGTAGAGTTTCTTCTTGAAATACTCAACGTCTTTTAATTCACCTAAGTTTTGACCACCAGGAAGTGTTGTGATTTCTGTGCCTCTACCACCTTCGCGGCGAGGTAACCAGAAATCTTCAAGCATACTCATATGCTTTTTGTCATCACGAATCTCGCCAGTGCTAGCATCGTAAACTAACTTGTTGCGATATCTTTGCATCACATCACGGAGATATTGCTCTGCTTTTACCTTAGGTAGATTGCCTACATCGATGTAGAAAATTCTACGCTCAGGAGCACGGGACAATCTGTAGATAACAAGAGAGTCCTCAATCATACGGAGTTGATTGAGTGCTTTAATAGATTTGTGGAGGTATGAGAGATTTAATTTCTTGTTTAAATCCATCAAACCGCAAGGTGCAAATGTGATAGAATCTGCGGCAAATCTCATGCCACCTTGCATTGGGTCTGGACCACCAGCAAATGAAATGAAACCTTTTGGATTGTAGAGATAGTATTCAATATACTCACCGAAGTCATACGCTTGTGCATTCTGGGGATTAGCATTTCTGTCCAGAAGTTGTTGCGCTGCTTTCTTATCTCTATCTTGAATTCTTTGCTTTACCTTCTTAATCTTGAGTGGGTCGATGTATCTTACTTCTAGAATACCAGCACCAGGATTTGCAAGGTCTACAACTTTATGATAATATGCACGTCCATCAATATACCAGTTGCGGAAAATTTCGTGTGCTTTCTTATCAAAATTTAAAAGTTTTTTGATGTAGTTAAATTCATTGCGAATTTTTTTCTTGATAGGTTCGCCTATTTCCAAATTGGATAACTCAATCTGCACAGCAGATTGATCTTCGTTACTCACAATAGCTTCGTTAACGATTTCATCAACAGCAGTATCCACCTCAGGATGTAGTGCCATATCACGATAACGCCTAATGAGGTCAAACTCATTACGCGCTACACCTTCGATATCCACATAATGACCGAAGTAGCCACCTGCTACGGTAGCTACTCCATCATCCTGCTGAGGCGGAATCGGGGACTGTCCCTTTGGTTTGGAGACAGCCCCATTAATTGAGAATCCGAATAACTGACTCATTTTTTA